GCCAGTATCTTTGACCCGTTTTCAAGTTCGACATTACCTTTGTTCCATACTAATATTCCGTGTTGCATCCATTTTGGTAGATTCTCATATGCTAATTGGAGTCTTCCAAGTAGTTCCCTTGCAGTACTAGCCTTGTTAGCGAGTATGCCGATATTGACACTATCATTAAAAATAGCGTAATGTAATAGGTAAGCCACAACAGTCGTGCTCTTACCCGTTTGACGTGGAAGTTTTGCAATGTTAAATCTATTGTTATGAAAGTCCATCATGATTTCCTTCTGGAAACCATACATGGTGAATGGAACTAATCCCTCATCAAGAGAGATAATTTGAATATAATGTAATGCAAAATAGAGTGGATCATTTTTACATTTGATCCATTCCTCTACTTGCTTTTTTGTGAATTGTATCTCAGTACCTGCCTTCTTCAGGTTGGGGTTACCAAGATATACATCTGATTTTATGGCCATTATAATACTTGTACTACTCCTTTTACGTCTGGTATTTCTTCCATAAGTTTACGTTCAATACCTTGCTTTAAAGTCATAGTGCTCATAGCACATGTAGCACAAGCACCTCCAAGTCTAACTTTGACATAACCTTCTTCAGTCTCAACGTACTCCAAGAAACCACCATCTGCTTCGATGTATGGTTGTATCTCGGTGAGTACCTCTATGACATTAGAATCATTAAGTTCCATTAGCTTCTTTTATTGCCTCAACAATAATCTTTTTCAATTGTCTGCTTTTCTTTCTACCTAGACCAGCAGATGTATCTATCTTTACCTTAACCCAGTAAAGACCAGTTAAGACGAGGATAAATGGAATAGCATCTCCCCATGAGATTTCATTCCATGCCTCTACGACATTTAATACAGAAAACATAATTAACCTTCAATAAGTGTACCGTGAGCACGACGTATCTCACGTAGTTCTTCAAAGTTCTTTTGCTTAGTGCCACCATCGTATTCCCAAGCATATCCTTCTTCGATCATCTGTTCATTGAGAGACTTCTCTGAATCTCCAACATATAACCAACCTAATAAACGGCCATACTTACCGACACCACCTTTGAGTTCGGTTCTAATAGTGAGTTCATTTTCAGAATTCTCTACAGTATCAGTTAATGTCCCTTTCATCCAATTGGTAGCATCAATACCCAATGCTTTCTCTTCTAAATCACGAGTCCTTTTCTCAGGAGTGTCTACTCCTGCAATCCTTACCCGTTCTTTCTTGTAAAGATCGAAACCAAGGTCTATGGTGACATCTATCGTGTCTCCATCTAGAACCTTGTCTATCTTCGTCACTCGGAAATTGTAACATGACTTCCGACTTGGTGGTTTCATTGCTCCCATAGTTAAATTCTTGTAGTGAATTATTTATCATATCTTCAACAGGAGTTCTATCCTTCTTAGATTCATGATCTCTTATTTTCTGTATCCATTCACCTGTAGGAAATGAATGACCCATATGTGCATCTGCTTTTGGTGCAAACGCAGTAGATCCTATAATACCACCAGCACCAATGCCAACAGCACTGACAATAGCAACTACTTTTTCATTAGCACGAACTCTAAGAGTCAGTTCCTTCACATGACCCATCATGTGTTCCACCTTCGCTTCCAATATTGCGATCTTCGTTTCTTGACTGTGTTCCGTCATTTGGCCAAAATTCATCATACTTAAATATGTAGTAGATAACTACACCTACTCCTACTAAAAGTATAGCACACATTATATTAACTGAGTGAACTACTTCGCTCATTATAATCATCCTCCATATGACATGCTAGGTAATGTTGACGAACAAGATACTCATGATACTTTTGATCCGTAAGTTCCTGCTTCTGTTGAGTTTGGGTTGTCTTTGAGATATTGGAGATAACTGAATCCAGAACCTTCTGGATAAATGTATTTTCCATTTTCATCGAAATTAGGGCCAGTTTTCTTTGCATTATATACAGGGTAGGGTCTCTTCCCTGCTCTCATCTCTCTTCCTTTTCTTCTTCTTAATTGATTACCAGTCTCATGATCTTCAGGCATAGTAGGCCAAGAAGACCCTAAGATCTCCTTGATCATTTCTTTAGTGTAACCGTTAGGATGCATTAGTAATGATCCTCCAATCCTTCTACTGGTTTAATTTCCCAATCCTTACCATAGTATCTCTCTAGTATATTATGGTGTGGTGCATCTTCATTCACCTTTATCTTCTTGGGCGGTTCAGGTGGGAACATCTCTAGTTGTATCTCAGGTATAGAAAAAGTGTCACCACCTTTTCGATGATGACACACATAGAACGAACCGTCCTCTTTTTTATATAAGAAGTCTGCTTCATGTGAATTTAACAGAAGCATCTTCATAATCTTATCACCTTTTTCAATCATAAATTCCGTATTTTGTTAAATCATACTTAGGCAACTTCAATGGTTCATGTTCCACTTTAGGTGGTTTGCCTATCTTATCCTCAAGTTCTGATACTATCTTCTTCTTAGAGATATGATATGGTGTTGGTGCATTTTGTAAGCACACTTGTAAACACAATAGTTCTTCTTCGTTAAAATCAAACGACATGTATAACACCTTTCATTCCAGCACCTGCATGAGGTTCACATTGGAATTCATATTCACCTGCCTTATCAAAAGTAACAGGGAATTTCTCTCCACTACTAAATGCTAGATCAGGATGTGACAACTCTGGGTTGTTGAGGAATACTATATTATGAGGTGGTAAATCACCAATCATAAAAGTAACTGTATCACCTACCTTAACTGTCATTTCATTTGGTTCATAAACAAGATTACCTTTGTATCCCATTTGTATGTCCATTGACATAGTATTCTCAGTAGCATACGCTGATGCTGCTAATGAAAATGATAAAAATAATGACGTAAGCATTATTGTAAGTCTACTCATCCACCACATAATTTCATGTTTTAAATTATTTTTCATTATTTAGTGTCCCATTGGAATACCAGCAGCCATTAAACGAGAGATGTTATCAATCTCCTCGTTATTGCAGTAATCAATAAAATGAGGATGATCTTTTAGATAAGATACATCCTCTTTACAGTGTTCTATTGCTTCATATGCACTCATGGCATACTCACAAATTTCATATTTCTTTTGTTGTAAGTCGTGATAACCGACTGTGTAATGTCGCTGTTGAGTCAGGGGCATGATCTTTCAATCCCATACTGCATATATTTATAGATTTTTAGTAGTAATTAATACTTATTAATGTCTCCATCTGCTGACAAGTAATTCCACAGATCCATTGAGATTCCTAGCTTCGCTCTCTACGACATAACCTTCTTCAGCAGTTTGCCTTTTTATTTTTTCTATAGCATACTGTTGTGTCAGCTTATCAATAAATCTGCTAACAGGTACATCAAGATCCCAAGTGTCTTCTTCAGTAACTAACTTATAATGTTCTGAATTATCACACCACTTAAATCCAATGTCAGGTGCTATAGCAACACAAACATTCCATTGTTTATGCTCATGTCCTACTGGATTAACCAGTAAAACATTTTCTTCTGTATCATGGCCTAAAGTATTCAATGCACTTACTAGTGACTCTTTACATTTTAATTTGGTTTTGATTGTGCTGAAGTGCGACATTGTTCTGTGTGTAGTAATCTGAAGTATTTTCTTTAAAATAAACTGATCCGAGACTTTCTTCTATGTCTGATGTAAGTTTCTCACATGCATCACCATATACTCCAAGAATTTCTTCGGTTACAGTGCCATCTTGTGCGATGGTAAATTTGATTGTTTCTTTCATGATAATCTTTCTTCGGAACCTCCACCATTATAGTCCATATTCCCAGAATTGCAACTAATATCTGAATCACAATTCTCAGAACCACCTACAGAAAATGGATTATACCTATTAGTAGCAATTCTATACATTTTTTCATGCATCGTTACTATTTCTTCAGCACTCTTCTCATGATCAGGTGTTGATTTATGACGAGAAGCATAGGTATCACTCTCAAACCAATCTTGTGCTGCCTCTTCTTCTGGTCTGGGATTATCTTCTAGTTCTATCATTTTTTCAGGGGGTGCGTATCTATTACTGCCATTTGCTATTGGCATACTATCATGGGGATGCGGTTTATCGTCGAACCATTCATTTGGATCAACTCCTATATTATTCCTCATGGTTTTTTATTATTTATTACTCGTGTTACACATACCTTGATCACAGAGTTTATTCAATTTATGAATAAGCTCTTCATACTCATCCCACATGTACTCAGAACCAGTGTTATCTTGGTATAACTTACATGCAGTAACTAAACGAGCAACATCTCCTTCATTTAGTCTCATCTTTATAAACTAATACTACAAATAATTATAACACTTATGCTGAAACTGCGTTATTGTTTATGTCGTGACGCTGATATGCAGCAGGTGTACGTGTAGTATTGTCGTGATTCCTTGCTTGAAATGTGCCAGGTGTTCTAGTGTTATTGCTATAATCCTTGGCAACATAATCACCATTAAAATTCTTATAATTTATTTGAGTCCATCCCTCATTACCTGAGAAATGATTAACTGTAGTACTTGCTGGTTGAGGATCAGATAACGTATTATCGTAATCGCGTCTAGCGTAATCCATATTCTGTGCCATTAGCGTTTACCACCTCCCATTTGTTTTAACATTTTTTGTAACTCTGATGTGCTACCAACAAACATAGCATTGTTAGTAACTTTACTTGGACCTTTCTGTTCTTCATCAAGATCCTTCATCTTCTTATGTAGGTCAGCAAGCTTGTCAGTCATGTCTGCGACTTGCTTCATTGCATTAGTAGCAACCTCATATGCTCTTGGGTGGCCACTCTCTTGTGCAACCTCCAATGCTCCATTAACCGCTTCTGCACCCTTATCAATCAGAGAATATAATTGACCACGGGTATACTCATAATCCTTTTCACGATCTTCTGAAACATCTTTCAGTTGATCCTTTCTGGTAGTACAACCACCTTCAGGAGTATTTGAAACTTCAATGTTCAGAATATTCTCCATATTTTTCTCTAGTTCATCCATGATTATAAGTAGGTAATACCTTCATTGAATCCAAAATCATCACCTGGATCCACTAATACATCATCAGCAGCATCAATGTTACCATCTAAGTTAATATCAGTCTTAGCCTTAGGAGTATATTGTCTCTCTATAGTTCTTCTATTAACAGCAAGATCACCAAGTGTCTCGTAAACAATAGCTTTCTTAATGATATCAGATGAGCTGTAAGGACCGTAGAAGTATGTCTTACAGGTAAATTGCATTGTATAAGTTATATATCTTCTCTCAAGGTAACTTCCATCCCATGAGTCATCATAGTTTATACCATCTAATACTATTGCTATATCACGTTTCTCATCCATATCTGGAATCATGTTCAATGTAATAGAGAAAGATGGTTGAAAGTATGGTAATATCTGCTCAGTAATTTGTAATGCATCATCCTGTGACTTAGCAATACATCCAAGTTCAAAACCTAAGTTATAAGGTACAGGAACATACTGAGTCTTCACCTCACTTCCATTATCTTGAATAATTGTTTTATATTTTTGAATAGGAGAAGTCTTACGTGATCCATCATATTGAATACTATTCATCTCAAAGTAGAGTCTAGGAAGAGTAATTGACATCTTCCTTGTAATATCTGGAGTCTCTTCAAGACGAGCTAAGAATTTCTCTCTAGGGCCATACGCTAGAGGAACTTTAGACTCCTCAATAACATCGCCAGTACTAGGATCTTTCTTCTTCAAACTAATGTTGTTGAAGAGAGTACCAAAAGCAATAATATTTTTACGAGTTATCTCGTTATAAAAGTGTGATCCTAACATCAAATACTCCCTGTAAAGTTACCAAATTCACCGAAGGGATTACCTTCGCTCCAATCAATTATATTGTCAGCAGCATCTTCAATTTCCCTGTTATCATCATACTCACTATTTGTATCCTGTAGAGTATCAAAGGTTGAAACAACCCAGACTGCACTACTACTGTCTCCAGTAAGTGACTCTCCAGTAGCAAATGTACCTGTACGATTTATAACCTGAATAATTCTAGTAGAATTATCCCAAGACTTAACCTCTGCCTCAGATCCAGATGTAGCACCTGTTACCTTCTCACCTACTGTAAAGTCTCCTGTACCACCTACACCCATTGTAAGGGCAATAGCACTGGAGAATATAGTTTCTAGTTGATCTATCTCAGCAACACCAGTAGATATGTCGTCACTACCATACTGATAAAGCTCACAAGTCATTGTATAAAATTGGAGTTTACCAAACTGATAGAATGGTATCTCCTGTTGTACGAATTTTATTTCATACAAATCTTTTGTTAATGGGAAGTATAAAAGATCTCCTTCGTTTGGTCTATTAGTTACTGTCAGAGTAGGATTATTAGCAGCAACTGCTTCATCCCATCTACGACTAGAGACTCTGAATACTACCTCATCTGTTATTCTTACACCAAACTGACTGACAAATTCTGCACCATCTCCAAATCCCTCTACATTCTGTAGAAGCATTTCTACTTGAAACTCATCCTGATACTTATTAAAAACAATATCGTCTAATGTATTATCTTTAAGGATAGTCCTTGGTAGATAATAGATATCAGTACCAAACATCTTAATCTGTTCATCGACAAGATCTTGATACAAGGTCTGCTCGCCAGCATCACCTGCGTAATAAGTTGGGAAATAGGGATTAGTAGCCATGTTAACCTATCATATCCATTGGTGGAAGTGCATACTTACTGAGAACTTCACCTTCTATCATCCTTAAATCAGATTGACCATCTTCAAATATCTGTCTACCATTAAGTGTTACACCACCAGGTAATTTAACATCATTATATTTGATCAAGTTTTGACCCCACTGTTTCTTCATAAGAGCAGTAGCATATCTTTTCACAAAGATATCATTATACATCTCAGTAGCATCAGTTGGATCTAACAGACGATGACACTCAATTAAGAGGTGTTGGCCTGTTTCAAGAAAGTCCTTATCAATATCTAAGTACAGACGATCACGACGTTGTGTAAATCTGAACTGTTGGAAGGAACCATTATTCAAAACCATATCTAGTGTTTCAAGATATTGCTTTGTCATATAATAATTAAGAATATCAAGTGATCCAAATGCATATAAGTCATTCAAGAACATTCGATATTCGATACCAAAAAGATTGGAACGGATGGAGTTACCAACCATTCCAAATACTTTACTAACACCAACTACATGAGATGGTACTGGTATATAATTTGTTGATTCATTCCAAGTGGTTGTTACAGCACCCTCTGTGACAGTAGAATCTGTCCATGCAGCAAGACGAGTTTTATCATCAGCAGTTAGTTCATGCTTCAGATAACAACGCTCCATGCCATTATAACAATTCTCCTGAAAGAACTGAAATGTGTCATCAATTACGTTATTGACTTGCTCATCATCAATGTTGACCTGTAGCACAGGTTCACCCAATTGCCTCTTACAATAAGTTATAAGATCGGTCTTACTTGCAGGTGATGCCATTATTAACCTATATTACCTTCCTTCTTATTTAGGAAGGAGCATCTCCAGTAGATTCTGGAGCTACTGCTGGTGCTTCATCCTTAGACTCAGGATTAAGAAGTTCAATAGTTTCTAATCCCCCAGTCAATTTTGTTTTATATTCTTTTGCTTTCTCTAGATTTTGTTCTAGTTCTCTTATCTGAGCATCAGTTTTCTCGATTTGCTCAGTAAAATTCTTTTTCAATTCTGCTGGATCCATATCTAATCAGGGTATAAAGTTATAGTTTATCACAAATCTAGAATTTTGTGTAGGTTTGCTGCTTGCGTGAAAACGTAGGCCATCAAAGAATACACAACGTCCTTTCTTTGGTGAGACAGTAGTATTTATACCATATTCTCCAACGGGATCTCCGTACATCTTCTCACTAAAGTACGTATCTCCGTCACTGTCATTTACATAATAAAGACATACATTATGAAAATCTGGTATATCAACATGCATCTGATCATACTCATGCTCTCTGACTCCAGGTGTTTGTAAGAAACATCTTGCACGTAACACCTTTGAGATATTTAATTTTGCATTATCACATGCTTCATATACTAGTGGCATTAATAATCCACTAAAATCACTACATGATTCTCCATTAAGAATAAACATATGAGAGAATCCTATCAGTTGATGATCACCATCCTCTACAAGATTATCATGATAGACCCATCTGAAGTCAGTATTAAACCTAAGAGTATCCTCTACTGTATTTTGATATGACTTATCAATACAATCATCAATAATGCTCTTCATCTGGCCCCTCCACATCCCATGCAACATTACCTGCCACAGTTATTCTTTCTTTATCCGTAGAGTAATAAGGATATACAGCGTGCATTGTAGTTGAAGGAAATAAAATAAGAGTACCATTCCATGAACTATCTAATGGTAATACATCCTTCTCTAACTGTAATCCACCATTACTCATATGAGTATCTCTCTCATCAGATCCATATGGTATATCAACAAATATAACGAAACTAGCAATACCAGCATGACTATGCATAGGATTATATTCTCCTTTTTTCTGATAGTTAACCCATAAACTCTTGAGTTTCATATACCTAGTTGGATCTTTACAAGTATTAAACTCCCAAGGACATGTCAAATATATGTCATTCCATATCTTATTAGTATTGAATAACAAATAATCTTCTAAATCTGGACACTCTAATTTATGATCATTTAAACTTGATTGTTGATCTAGAGCACCTGCCAACTTCCAATTATAATCCCACACCTCATCATGTCTTCTCTTCTCACAATAAGCACGAAGATCTGAATATATTGGTGCTGGCATCTTCTCTGCAACAAAAGTTAAAGCCTCTTGTTTTTTAATACTATCGTCCATAATACAAATCTGCACTTAGTGAGTAACGTTTTTCATTGTCCATTCCTCTACCTGGTATATGTGGAAGATTAGATGGAAATATAAACCAAGTTAACATCTTATTTGGTAAAAAATATGATGGCCTACCTGGCATTGGAAACATTGTAGTTCCAGATGAGTTTGTAAATTTTAGATACATTATACCAGAAAGTGTATATGGATTCTCACTGTTATGAGCGTGCATATATGGTTCTTTACTATTTCCTTTCCAGTCAACATATATCCAAGAATTTATTTTAAAATCAAATACATCCATATCCCAATATCTAGAACATGAATCATAATATGACCATCTCAATTTCTGAATTACTGGTAGATCACAATCTAAAAAATTATCTTCTGTCTTAACAACAGTAGGATTACTTTGGTATCTAATATTATCAATAAAATCTATCAGAGTATCTAACTCATCATTATCTAATTGACATGGATATTCTTTAATACCTAATACCATTTTCTAGTTGTCTGACTTATTATATGAGAATGGATCTTAGGATCACAAAAAGAAAACGCAATGGTTGTTCTTATATCATTCCCAATTAAATCATTAGGAGGGTGTCCTTTGTGTTCCCAATTAGAAGGAATAAATGCACCTGTATTTGGTATGTATGGTGTGTAATGATAAACACCATCAGGACTTTGAGCAACAAACTCACCACCCCATTCTATATTCCAATAATGTTGATTGAAATAAATGAATGTCCATACATCATCTTCCTGAAAATCTCTATGAAATACTGTATCCTGTCCAGCAGTTTGTCCATTAACATGTATCTTACATAACTTTAATGGCCTTCTAAGATGTTTCATCATCTTTAACTTAACTGTAGTAGCACACTTTTCAAAAATTAAATCTGTTCTTAATGGATGTTGCCATGATATAGGATCACCCTTTCCATAAGATGCATTATTATATGTCCATGTTGCAAGACTATTGATAGCAGGTGACTTACGATCAAAATAGGGATACAATGCATCTACCTCATTCCTTGGAAGAACGTCATATATTACTATTGGTTTATTCATGCTCCCCACCATATCCATCCTGTAAGAATATATTTTTCATGTTCTTTTGATATCTGTCCTCTATGTTTGTGAGTTAAACAAGCAGGAAATATAACTGTATTACCTTTCAATGCTCTAACAGTATAATCTTGATAGAAGAACTCTGTACCACCATTAGGAACATCATTCAAATATGTGATATAAACAAATGCTCTATCACATCCATCTAAACCAGAACCATCTACATGCCATGTATAGAAACCTTCTCCTGGCCTATAGTATTGTATCTGAGGTAAATTCTTTTTAACAAATTCTATATTCTCTATTTGTAATGTTTCAAGATAATCATCAATAAACTCATCCAATTCAGTATGATATAAATCATACTTAAAATCATCTGGTTTACCAAGTTGTCCAGCATCATCTAAAGAAAAATCTGTACTCCTTTTAATATCAGGAATAATACTTCCACCACCTACTCTACCAGGATATGTTAATGCTTTACTATTTCCTCTATTAAAGAGGTCTATCATAGCATCACAAATGGTAAGATCTTTTAATTGATATTCTCTAATAAATTTCATTTATATGGAGGCCCCTGTACCCATCCTACTAAAGATTTTCTACACCCAGAAGTAACTTCTCTTACTCTGTGTGGTGTATCACCCATGAACATTATAACATCTTTTTTCTTCATTGGGATAACTTTCTTTTCATCAGCAAATAATTCAAACTCACCACCTTCAAAATCATCATTTAATAAGACAGTAAAACTTATCTTTCTTATTCTATTACTCTGTCTCTTACCTTGAAACCAATTAGATTCATCTATATGCCAATCATAATAACCACCTACTTCATACAAAGTGTCTTGTATAGGTTCAATAAAATCAACATCATAATTCCATTCACATTTTTCATTAGCAAATCTAACCATTCCATCCATTAATCCATAGAGACGTTCATCATCTATAAAACGAGATTTGGATTGTCTATTTACTTTATCGTAAGCACCAACCTTAGAATCTACTCCTTCAACTTTAGATAATTCATAATCATCAATAGGTTTATTATTACGATCTTTACCTCTAGCAGTTTTAAGTTGTTTCTCTATTAAATCAAAATATTCATCTTCCATTTTGATTATAATATATTGAGTTCTAAATGAATTCATTTTTGACAGACCATTATATGTACACCATTCCACCAACTATTAGGATCTTCTGGAATAGAAGTTAATATCTTTCTATCAAAGAGAACTTTTAATTCATTCTCTTTTATCCAGATATTTGCTGCTTCAACAACACCCATGAAATTAGCATCATCAATTACAATTATAAATTGATCATCCATAACTGTATAAAGATAAGTTAAATTATCATAGGTTGCTTGTGGATCATGATCAGCATCATAGAAAATAATATTTGCTTTCTTACCGTGGAACATTGGGAATTTAAGTTCCTGAATTGCCTTAGCATAAAAATGCTGATTAGGTCTTAATGATCTAAGAATAGTATTCTTAGGATTAGTCATTTGATAACCTTTATGGCCTAGTGTTACCTTCCCATCAGATTTAACATCTTCATCACGGAATGGTGATATATTTTCTTCTGAATAATTATCAATAGCAAATGAAGTTATATCATGTCCCATCGTAGCAGCAACAAAAGTACTACCAGCATGAACACCTAATTCCATATAAACAGCATCTTCTTTTGAACAAAGATTGTTTAAGAAATGCCTTACTATATTTGATGATAGTCCAGGAATATCATATCCCTCTTCTATAAATTTACTTTCTCTTCTTACTGCTTTATCAATAGAATTGAGAACTAATTCAATATCTTTATCCATAGTTCTTTCATTCTTTTTCATCCTAGAATGGATAACTGAATCACAGTAGTTACAATCCCAACAATCAAACTTACAAGTCTTGATTTTATTTCGCCATATATCAATTGGTTTTTCTTCTAATGTAGTATCTTCAATATACTCATTAAACTCTTGATATAATAATTCTTCATCATCAACCCATCTCTTAATAATCTCCATAGATTCCATTAGACGCATAGCATTCTCTCTACCATGCATCTTAAATACATCTATACCAAGATCAAGAAACTCTTGCCAATCTTCTTTCCAAGGTGGAATAGTTGCTTGCTTTAAAGCATTAGCAGGATCTTTCTCATCCCATGCAGAACAAGAAACTCTACTAATAGCATCATTAAAATATTGTGGTTGTTGTTTATCTCTAACACTATTGTAATGATAGTGTTCTGGCATGATCGGACATCCACCCCAACACCACTCATTAGCAAGTAATGATATCTTAACTGGTTTACCTATATCAGCACAATATGCTTTTGCTTTCATGATGTGATTTAACTGATCACGATCACGCATTAAATCTCTATCAAGATTCACATAATGAAATCCTGCTTTTGCTAGATTAACTATCTCATTTGCTCTTGTTACTTCTCTAAGAATAGTATTTTTAATAAAGAGATCTGGAAATTCTTTTTGTATCTGGCCAGTCAATATCCATGTTGTATGAGGAAGAGTAACAATACGGATACCTGCTTCATACAATGGTTTAAAATTCTCAATGAAAATATCCAGGTTACTTTGGTTAGGTGTAACCTGGATATTGTTGAATGTTGCTGATAGAGGGATACCAGACTTTTCTGAAACGTAGAGGGCATTAAGAGTAGTTTCTCTTATGTCACCATCTACAACATCTCCCATTGCATCTTGTTCAAAAGGAGGCATACGACATGTAAAGTATATGTCGTAAAGATAATCTTTATACTGCTTAAGATATGGTATGAAAGATTGTTCTACAAAGTCTTCAGGTAACTTTGTATTGAGTGGTATCGAGAACATTTTCTCCATAATCTTTAATACATCTGTCAATGAAAATTTGCTCGTTATCAGTATTAACTAATAATGATTTATTGCCCTCTACAATTCCTTGTAATGCAGCACGATCTAAATCTCTATTCTTATCTTCAAGTTCATATACATCATAAATCTTGAAGTGAATTATTGGTAGTAATTCTTGCCATCTTGGTGCTGATGCTGACCAAGTTGCTCCAGGACTATTTGCCATTTGCTTCTCCCTCTAACATACGTTTGTGTTTGATTTTTGGTTCTCCTTCTTTTAATGAATGGAGCTGTCCTGTATATTTATGTGGCATAAACTTAGGCATTGAAATTCCATCCTCTGCTAGTTGCTGTTGAATCGCTGGAGCAAAGGTCTTTTGAATCTTATCAATACCTCCACCAATCATTCCTGAGAATTGGACTGCAACTTCTAGGGCCTTAACTTGATCTTCTTCTGGCATATCCAAAATAGAAGTCATGTTACCTGCACCTATTCTACCATAGGAAATAATATCCATAGCAGCTTGCTTACCCATTCTAGCAACCCAGTATAACCTCTCTTCATCCTCTTGTTCATTCAAGAAATATTCTAATGGATGCTCATCGTCAACATACTTGTTAACAATATCCAAGAAATACTTCATTTCTAATTCTGCTTGACGTAGTTTACGTCTCCATATACCAATGTCATAATCATTCTTTTCTAAATCAATCTGGATAAATCCAGCATCAATTTCATCTCCACCTTCTGCCTCTACATTTTCAATAGAACGAAGGAATTTTTTTCTAAGCAATTCTGCTTTTCTAAGACTATGCCTAGTTTCCATATAGGCATGATACCTTGTTTCTAGTTCCATCAATGCCTGACGAACTTTTCTCCAAGGTGTTATTTGTGTATTAGCAACAAAATGCTCACATTGATAGTTGGTCATTCCACTTTGGAAATCCATACAACCATCAAGTATATCTAATTCTCTCTTAGTAAAAGAGAATTCATCTATAAAAGATTTTGCTAGATGTATCTGGCCAGACTGGCTACTGACAATGTTATTCACATCAGAAATGATATCGGAATAGTCAGCGATGTTTGCTTTGGTAACTTCGTGACCAGTTTCAATTTGTTTAGAACTTAAAGACATGTGCTTTTATTTCATAATCAGTTTTACGATCCCAGTCAGTATCAGAAATGGTTCTACCCATTTCGATGGCCTGGGTCTGAGGCATAATAACGCCTAAGCGATCCTCATATACTATATTTAGATCCCATATAGAATTGCAATTTTCAAATTCTTTAATCACTTTTTGATGCTTAACAAGCAATGTGGATAAATTGTCTTCGTATGCTTCTGCTTTGGTTAATATTTTATTAGCAAGTACATCTTTTGTCAAGCTTCTTTCTGTAGCAATATAGTCTAAGAAAGGAGTTCTACTACCATTTGCTCCCTTTTCTCTCAACCATTCTCTTGCTTCGTGCTTTTGAATCTCCCATGAAGCAACCTCTACTTCAGATGTATCTCTTAAATTTCTAATTCTTACGTTAAATTCATCATCAACAATTTCTTTTGCAAACAAAATCATGAAATCCATAATCTCTTGCTTAGCTTCTGCTGTCAAAGTAATTGCTGTCTTCATTACTCCACCAGCAGGTGTCCATGCTTGAGAAACACCTTGTGCATTCTGGTCTGTCATTATCTTACCATAAGGTCTTACTTCACCAAAAAAGTTAGATCCGTTATATGCTTGAGAAGCAGTAAGTTCTTTATACTTGTGCTCCCACTCTTTCGAGATAACTTGCCAGTAATCTTCACTGATTTCTACGCAAGAAAAATGCATAAGAGTGAAGATCTCACTGTAATGCATCCTCTCATCTAGAGTTTCAGCGACGTTGACGAAATGATTCTGGTCAATTTCTTTTTCGTTTACTATGATGTATCTCATTTTTGGCCTTATTGTGCGTAGTTAGCGGTGACAGCAGTGGCAGCCGAAGCACATCCACCAGATGATTGACCATAATGGCCTTTAGGTCTTGTTGTTGGACCCATATTTGTTTCAACGTCAGTAGTATAATCCCACTTAGTAGTGTGGTTGTTCTGCTGACCATCATATTGTCCCATCATATAACCATGATCTTGTCCCATTTCAAAGTTTTCTTCTCCATAAGAACGAACTTTCTGTCCATTCTTAATACCGCCACCATTAGAACCATTATACTTAGTCCAAGGAGATGTAACGTTGTTTCCAGTTCCAGCATAGAAATGTCCATACTTAGTAGGAAGGAACTTACAAACTCCATCAGGAGCAGCGTTAGAAGACCAACCAGACCAACTATCATTATTTTGGTTACAGGAATGTCTTGAACCTCTAAATGATGCCCATGTAACATCCTCATCACCACATGATGCAGTGTGGTCACTACCAGAAGGTGAGTTACCTGACTGATACATGATCTCTGAAGGGAAGTGCAACTTACCTACAGCAGAGTTTCCTCCACCTAAGTTATAACCATGCTGTTGTTTTTGTGCAGTAGCACATGAGTTTCTATCCCTAGATACAGGCATGTTCCAACCACCAACAGTACCATATCCCATAACACCTCGTGGATCATCTCCTTCCCAACCATAGTTAGCAGGTGAATAAGTACCACCGCCAGGGTTTGATCCTGTAGTACCAAACATTCGTCTCATTCCAGTATGGAGGTTGATCGAACATGTATGGTTAGAGTTTCCAGTGAATGAGTTAACACATCCATGACCATAACCGAAGTAATCACTCCAACTACAGTCAGCATATGTTAATGCACGGTCAAGTTGTTCACCACAATAGAAAGTAACGTCGTTTGCGTGCCAAGTCTTGTTAACAGTTCTCCAAGGATTAGATCCTTTATATCCAGCAATCAGGTAACCATGTGTAATCAAACTTCTATATCTAAATCCTGTTAAAGGAGCAGATGCAACTGTCTGTCCTGGGTATGCCCAGAATACACCATTATCACCATCTGATACCAGATAAGCACCTCGTGTTATGTTAGCAGCAGGTGGTATTCCTCCACCAACGTCATCCCAGTCAGAACCACCCCAGATTTGGGCTTTTGCCTCATCAGTATTCCAGATCATTTGACCCGTATTGGGTGATCCAGGTCTGTTGGAGTTATTATATTGAGGTAACTTTAATCCTGTTCCGCTTAAACTAGCGGCCCCAGTGACTACAGTACCAACTGTTAACTGTGACATAACTACCCTGTGACGTACTTTCGCGTAATTTTATTTATCAAATCTATTTATAAGATAGTCCAATTACCACCATTATCTATGGTGACTGTGTTTCCGCTTGTTATCTCCAATGGACCAAAGGAGAATGCGTTGCTGTTGTTTGGAATAGTGACGTTTTCACTAACAGAATTTCTGTTAGTTTTAATAACACCATACTGATCCAACCATTGCTTATCTCCATTAGCTTCTAATTGTCCACTAATTTCGATATTACCTTCAACTTCTAATGCCTCTTCAGGATCTCTATCTGTTGAGAAGTTAATACCAACAAGAGATTGTCTGTAGATGTCATTATCATTAGGAGATTTAGTCCATCTTGAAGTAACGAACTCAGCATTATTCTGGAAGAGTTGACCATTAAGGTTAACATCACCTTGAATATTTAACTGATAATCTCTATTGACGTTTGGTGATACAGTTGTATCTGTTCCAGAGAATACATTTGTGTTAATGGCAACTCTTCTGTTAGTACCTTGAACAGCAACAGCAGGAGTATTTTGCCATGTTGTATTACCATTAGCAGTAGATGGAGTGATTTCAAATACATCGTTCCATCCAATCTGGTTACCAATTCTGAAGTTCCTTGCAGAAGAAGCACCCTTGAAGTAGATAGGAGCACCAGAGTTATCGTTGGCAGAGTCAATACTCCAACTACCCTGAACCATACCAGAACCATTAACATCTAGTTTGTAACCAGAAGTTGCTGCTCTACCTATTCCAACATTACCACTAGAATTGATATGTAAAGCAGAAGCAGGAGCTTCTCCACTGAAGGAGTACATAACCTTAGACCAAGCACGGTCTACGATTTCAAACTTAGTATTGGATGCGGAATCACCACCAAGTTGAATTGTTAATGTACCATCTTCTCTATCTGCTGCACGACCAATCCATGCTTCACCAGCATTTGTCTGACTCTGTGCAAATGTACCAATTCTTATTGAACCACGTACATCCAACTTAACAGCAGAACTAGGTGATGCAGTACCAATACCAACATTATTCTGTGAAACATCAACGAATAATGTACCAGAATCTACATTAACATCATCAGTTAATGTTGTTGTACCAGTAACAGAAAGATTGTTAGAGACTGATAAGTTAGAACCAGCACCAGTGATGTTCAGCGTACCAGTCATGGTATCGCCAGTCTTCAATACGTTGAGTGAAGATGCACCAACAATAGATGCTGTAATAGTACCAGCAGAGAAATTACCAGAAGCATCTCTCTTAACAGCAGTACTTGCAATGTTTGCTGACTGGAAGGTAATGTTACCTGCGTTCCATGCTGTGTTACCATTGATTGATAAACCATCAGCATTAACGACCTGAATATCTAATGTACCAGATCCATCAGTTGAATTACCACCTTGTGCTATAAGAGCAACGTTATAATTAGTTGCTGCACTAGCAGAAGAATTAAAGTAGATGGATGGAGAAGTTGCCTGACCATCTGATCTACCTAATTCAAGTAAACCTTGACCACCATTACTATAAAGTTTTGCTACTTGATATGTGTTACCATCTTGGATAGTAAAGTCATGGAATGTAACTCTATTACTTGCAGTACCAATTGTTTCAGCACCAATAAAGTTACCAGAAGTTAATCTACCAATAAGAATGGTATAGTCATTAAAGTTATCACCAACATCATCATTGATTGAGATGTTATCAATCGTGAAACTACCAACTGCCTGTGAGTTAGAGTTGTATAGGTTAACTGGGTTACCTGGAATCCAAGGAGATGTATTTAATATTAATCCAGAAACATATATCTCATACTTAGGATCTCCTAAGAAAGACTTAATTGTTACAGTATTATTGAATACTGTTGGACTTAAGAATCTAGGTAATCTATTATCAGAAAGAGTACCGAAGTTAATGTTAAGAGCATTTTGATACCAAGCACCTTGCCTGTTATCAAATCTATCAGCATCAAGGCCAGAATCTACACCATCGTTAAGTGATGTCCAGACCTTACCCCATGATCCCCAAGTTGTAACACCTGTTCCAGAACCACGCAACCACATGTTGTCGTTGTCTGTGAATGCAAGTTGTCTTACACCACCAAATGTAGCATCAAAACCAGAACCACCATTTCTGATAGTCATTACTAGGTTTCTAGTACCACCATCAGCAAGACTGTTAGCACTGTTGAATATAGTGTTAGAGATAACACCTTCAACGAAGTTGTTTGGAGCAGGGTTTGATGTAGGGTTGTTAGTACCAGTTAGTAGTCTGATAGTGTTCTGAGACTGACCAGAAATACTAATGTTATATGTACCAGATAATCTATCAGTAGGTAATGTACCAGCATTCTGATTACCAGAGTTTAGATAGAAGGAACCTTGAGCACCGTCAAGAAGGTCAGCGTCAAGTCCGCTATCAGGTCCAGTCTTCAGTTCGACAGAACCATTACCTGCTACACCAATATTAAATTGTGCCTTCTTATATCTTGAAACACCAATGGTTCCGTAGAGGTCAGAAGAAATTGTTGTGTCTTGTACACGCTTAACGTCCATAGCGACGTTAGCATATTGTCTAATAACAGTACTTACTTTAGCTTCTAATACAAGACCAGATCCAGTTCCAATTTCAGATGGAGCAACTGTAATCGAGAAGTCTGCATTATATCCACTACCAGCATCTGTTACTGTGATTTCTGTTACTGCGTTACCAGATACAACTATGTTAACCTTGAGGTCAACTCCCGTACCACCAGATAGGCCAACACCAAAGTACTGACCATTGGTATATCCAGAACCACCATTAGAAATAATAACGTCATCTATAAAGTTACCTTGTGTATAAGTTGACTCGAAGGTCATTGGAGACTCACCACGCTCGAACTCCATAATAGTTCCAGCAACTATGTTCTGAGTAACTGGATTATTAATCGAGACTGTGGTTAATCCACCAGCAGTGATAACACCTGTAATATTTGTGTTTGCATCAATTCCAGTATTGGTAGATTTAACTTCGTGACCAACCAAAGCATTCTGGTTTGTCTGGAATATTAACTGGTTAGTACCTGTACTTGCCTGTGAATATAACTGAGCGAAGTATCTATTCTCAGCACCTTTGAGTGATTGAACTGCAAGTGAGAAGTTCTGGTCACCACGTAAGAAGGTGAAGGAGTTAGCAGCACCACCTGATGCCAATCTATCTGTTTCAATAACACCAGATGTGATGTCAGAAGCAGCAATTTGGTTGGTAGATAGTGATACCCAGTTGTTAGCAACTGTAGCAGATGTATTAACAATTCTGTTAATGTTAACTGTAGTAGCAGTAGGTGTTGTACTATCATCAAATGTATCAGTATCTTCAATCTTAATCTTGTTAACGATATCACCATACAATCTACTTTCAATTAAACCAACACCTTGTGCCTGTGTTCCAGCTCCTGGAGGAGCAGCAAATGTGATTGTTGGAGCAGTGGTGTAAAGTTTACCACCATTGAATCCGTTGAAATCTTCAATGGTAACAGTAACAACCTGTCCGTTAGCAACAGTACATGATGCAGCAGCTTGAACTCCACCAGCTTCAGGGTTACCACCTGTAATTGTAACTGTTGGAGCAACTGTATATCCAGAACCAGAGTTAGTAATATTAATCTGATAAAGAACACCTTTTCTATATTCAGTAGACTGAATCTGACCATTAGATATGCTACCAGCAAAGATATCACCGATAGTAAATGCTAATGCAGCATTAGGTGTAAATCCTATGTAAAGACTTGTTAAGTCATTGTTCAAGATGAAGGACTGTGAACTATCCTGCTGAATCGCAATGTCACCAGCAAGAGCACCTTCTAGTCCTAATCTTTCTGCCTGATCAGCAACAGTGTAAACACTGAATGGTCTTAAAGCAGGAATCTGGTCAACAGATATCTTACCTGAGTCTGTCAATTCAACCAGTGCTCTTGGAACAGCGTTAGTTGAATAAGGCTTGTTTATGTATGGACCTAAGTTGTTAGTAATGTAGTCTCTGACTGCCTTCTGAGTTGGTAGTTTGGAGTCAGATGCATTAGATCCACCTAATGTATTAGAGTCGTCGAATCCAGTAACAACAACGTCACCACCTTTCAGTTTCAAGAATTCAACTTCAGAAATTGTAACAGTACCAGTGAATGTAATATTACCAGTTCTGTTCTCAATTCTAGCGAATGTACCAACCTTGAAGTCTCCTAGTTCGTCAGTACCAGAGACGTAAACTCGTCCATAGTTCTCAGAGACCTGTTCGTTTGCTTCAATCTTAGTACCACCGTTCTCAGGTAGAGCAAGGTAGTTAGTACCAGATCCAGCATATTCCCACGTATGAGATGAGGAGTTAACAATGGATGGTCTATGTAATCTTAATGTCTTACCAACTAATACACTTGTTGCAACTGCGTTGCCAGTAGCGTCATCGGTAAGATTCATTCCACCACCAGTACCATCATCAATGGTTAACTGAGCAGAGAAAGGAGGACCAACGGTAACTGCTGCAACAGAATCAACGAAGTATTCTATAGCCTCTACAGTATTACTATATCCATCAACCTTCAAGACATAGTGCTCTAGTGGTTCTCTTCCTAATCCACTAACTGTAAGAATTGTTCTACCAGTAGGTGTGGAAGATACGTTAGTAATAGTACTAACATCAAATGTATATGGTACTGCACTATATCCAACACCTCTAAGAGCGAATTGACCAAAGTTAGTAGCAGAGTTGGTAATAGAGATATATCCACCAGATGATGCTAAACAACCGTCTCCAGCAAAGATACAGAACACAGACACCAACTGTGCATATCCATCATTGATTACGTTATATCCAGTACCACCAAATGTAACCATCGTGAATGCGTTTGCAACCATCGACTTACCTTGGTTCGGGAAGGATGCAGAACCATCAAGTTCTAATCCAGCAAACGGACAGTTAGGTTGCTTAACTTTCGCACCATCAACCAGAGCACCACTACCACCCAAGAATGAGATAACAGAAGAGTTCTGAGTATATGGAGATGCCTCAATGATTGGATAGTCATCAAAGTCACCACGAATTGCAACTCTCTGGTTGTTAGCATCATAGATGTAACTATCAGGATATGTTGCTATTGTTGAAGTATCAAATAGAGTTCCATAAGTTTGTGTAGTATCACCAGAAGCTACTGTTTCATCAAGAATGTCCTCAAACAAGGCCATCTCTGTGTTGATTGTAGATGCAACGTTAGCACAACGTGGAGTACCACCAGTATAAAGAGTAATATTCCAATCTTCAAACTTAGGAATTGGTGAATCAGTTGTTACCTGATCGTAGATAACATAGCATCCACTTGCTTTAGCAGAATCAAATGTATGAGTAGAACTTGCAGCTGCACCTGATGCTGGACCTACATTAACTGTAACAATTGTATTACCACCAGAAGTTGATACATTAGTGATTTCTAATGATCTACCATATGCCTTAACGTCAGCAGGAACTCTTCTAGGATATGCATGAGTAGAAGCATCACTATCAATATCACATGTAAATGTTAATGCTTCTTCAGTAAATGCAAATCTATGAGATGTTGTTACTGCTGTACCAGGAGTTGGGAATGTTACTGTGAGAACACCAGATGCAGGAGTATATGATGCAGTAGATGGTGTAACTACAGCAGGAAGTGTAGTACCTGCACTCCAGTTAGAAAGTGCATCTATAGCATAATCTTTAACCTTCTGATATGCATAGATGGTCTGAGCAAGCATTTTTGTCTCAATACCTGTCAACTGAGTTCCAGTGAAGTATTCTTCAGCAGCAGTTACAATACCTGAGTTACCACCAAGTACAAGGTCACGGATAAGACCTGATAAAACAATATTAATATCTCTACGACACTTCCTTTCATCTACATCAGAGAGATTTGCTTCTGGGAATTGTACAAGAGTATCTCTTAATGCTTGATCAGCAATAAGATGTCTGTTACGTGCGATTAGATATGCAGCATCAAGATAAGTATCGGCAGCATTATTTGAGATAACATCTACGTATAATAAT